CGATTTTTGCGAAGGCTGGAATCGACATAACTCCAGTGACCTTTGATACGATGTCCTTGTGGTCATCGTACATCTCGATGTTGTTCAATGCGTCGGTCAGTGGCACCCACTTGCAAAGAGCAGCATCGTCAGCACCGTTGGCGCGTGGTAGAGAACCGTCTGGATTAGGACTGATTCGCATGTACACAGCCATGGTGTTGCGGGGAATACCGAATGAACGCTTTGGGTCGTCGAACAGTTCGGTCTTTACGATTGAGCCTCGGAGAACTTTCTCGGGGACTCGAACGTTTGTTTCTTCTTGAAGCTCCCTTATTGCGCAGTCAAGAAATGTTTCACGCTGATTGCGAAAACCCCCTGGAAGTGCCCAAGCACCCTTTCCTGGGGAGAACTTGCGTTGGATAAGCAGGATGTGACCTTGACATTCAAGGATGGCGTCGCTGCAGTTGAAGTTGAGAGTTTCGGGGAATGGATAGTCTTTGAATAGTTGTTTTTCTTTTTGGTAGAAGGCATAATCACCTCGGACAGTCTCAGGCATAAAGGGGTCGTTCTCTGCGAACATACGCTCACGGATTTGTGTTGCGTTAATAGAGTACTGAGCCTCGATGCTTTTGAACTTGAGCTCAGGGAACCACTTCAGGTAATCGTTACCATCTTTCATGTGCCCGAACAGGACAGGTGAACCCATACCATAATGTTCAATGGAGGCACGAACGTCAGACATCCATTGTGTGTCCGAGTAACGGTAATCGTTGAGTGGGATGATTTCGTAGTTGGAGATTCGTTGAGCGTGTAGCTTCAACTGCAACATTTGCTTGCGTTCTTGAAACGTCCAAGGGTTGCGGATAGAACGACATTGATTAGCCGAACCAACTAGAATGTAGAGTTTATCTACTTGGGAAGCAGCCACTCCAAGAGCATGGACGTGACCTTCATGAACGGGCTGGAATCGCCCAATAAAAATACCAGTTTTCATGTTCTTAACTCCTAAGAATACATACAAGCAGACTACCTGCTCATTTTTATTTAGCTAACTTTTCCTTCATAACGAGCCATTACATACCAATCTGGTACTTCTTTTTCATTATTATGTTCGTTGTTGTAGTCGATAGCACGTTGACGGGCTTCGTCTTCATTATCATAATATTCAGTGTCCCAGTGCTTTTGACCCCAACCACGTTCGTATTCGGTAAAAACCACTTTGTAGAGAGTTTGGACATTAGTTACTTGAGACATACATTTCCCCTTCCATAGTTTAATTATAAGGTAGAACTGTATAAAAGTCAAGGGATTTGTATGGTAATTTCATAGATCGGAGTCTCGTCTCTATTTTCCAACCATTTCTGTACGATTTCAGATACTTCTGAAGCTGACTCAGACTCGAATTCCCATACAGTACTGAACTCATCAGTAATTAAAACTTTCATATTTAATCCTTATCATCAAACCCGACACGGATATCTTACCCCAAAATCAAATAAAAGTCAAGCGAAATTATAAATACAACTATGCATAATACTGTGCATTTAAAATAGGAAGGTGAGAATGGAATTAACATTACAACAACTAAAACAGTTGCTTCCAAAGAACCCTTATATACAACACTGGCATCACGCTCTCGAGCAACTGTTGCCAGAATATGAAATCAATACTCCGCAACGTGTTGCAGCTTTTGTAGCTCAATGCGCTCACGAATCGGGTGGCTTTATGGTTCTAAAGGAGAACTTAAATTACAAGGCTGCGACTCTTCGCAAGATCTTTCCAAAATATTTCCCAACTGACGCTATGGCTGCAGAATATGCAGCAAAGCCAAATAAACAAGAAGCGATTGCTAACCTAGTTTATGCAAATCGTATGGGGAATGGTGGACCAGAGACTGGAGATGGTTATCGCTACTGTGGTCGTGGATTGATTCAACTGACAGGAAAGTCAAACTATTCTTGGTTTGCAGCTTCTCTTGATATTCCAGTTGAAGAGGCTGCTGAATATTTACAAACTTTTGAAGGTGCTGCTCAGTCAGCTTGCTGGTTCTGGGAAACTAATAACCTGAACCGCTTTGCAGACGTTGGAGACATCAAAGGTTTAACCAAAGCTATCAATGGTGGTTATATTGGTCTTGAAGATCGAATTAAACACTACGAACATGCTCTGCACGTATTGGGAGTATAACAATGAATGACCGCAAGTTAGTGTGGTATCTCTTACTGCTTCTTTTATTGCCAATTGGCTTAGCCACTTGCAGCAAGGAGGCATTTAGATACCCGTGCCAAGACCCAGCTAACTGGGATAAAGAATTTTGTAAAATGCCTTTATGTGATGTGACCCGTACTTGTCCAGAACACATCTTTAAAGGTCAACGTGACCCACGATTAGGACCCCCAAAAGATGACGCTAATAAAGCAGCTGTACAACAAGTTACTCCAGTACCTCAAGGAGCCAACTGTGCAAAATAAAGACACATTCGTTTACACTGAAGAGCAGCTAATGGCTCGCTTAAAGTTTTTCATCGGCATCTGTTTGTCGTTGACACTATTCGGTATTGTGTTCGTTGTTCTGTATTCTTTGATTTTCGTTACTCAACCACTTAACGCTATCAGCCCAATTGACCAAAAGTTTTTTGAGTTGATTGTGCCTATTGCCACATTCTTAACTGGTACACTCTCAGGTATTATGCTTGCGGGTAATAAACCAGAAGATCAAAAGTTGATGTTGGAAGCGCATAAACAGGCTCAATCCAATGCAGATTCAGCGGCGAAGATGACAATTGAACAGGCTAAAGTGTTGAACCCAACTCCACCGCCTGCTCCAGTGTTTCAAGCCCCACCAGCTAACTTTACACCTCAAGTGGTTATGAGTTCAACTGGTAAACCAATGCCTATTCAACCTGATCACCCAGAGATTTAAATGGAATTTCTAAAAAGTATGTTACAAGACGGTCACGATGGCTCATGGAGCAGCAAGAGGGTGATCACGCTTTTGGCTTTTGTTATCGTTAGTGTATCATATCTGTGTGATCAGTTCACAATCTATAAAGCAAATGAAACCCTTTTCGATGCAATCATCTATTTGGTGATTGCTGGTTTAGGGTTTACTGCTTCTGAAAAATTCGCAAGAAAGGATAAACAAAATGAGTAAATTAGTCGCACTTCTAGTGGCAGGTATGATGTCTTTTGGCGTTATGGCTGCTGAAAAGGAAAAAGCGTGTATCGAAGTTAAAGACGCTAAGACTGGTAAAGTAACCCAGCAGTGTAAAGAAATTAAGAAGCACAAAAAACTTGAAGGAACCGAAGTTCCTAAGAAGTAAAAATAAAGGGAGCTTACGCTCCCTTTTCTTATTTGGCTAGAGGGTTATCCAAAGCCTTTTGAATCTTTCGATCAACATTGGAGTTAGCTTCTTTAATCGCTATGTCTAACTCTTTACGAGTGGCACGTAGTTCTTGCTGTACTTCTTTTACAGAAAGGTCAGTTTCGCGTTGACTTTGTTTAGAAGAACGTTCAACTGATTCAACTGTACCTTCCAAACGGCGAATATCCTGCTTCAAGTCGTTTTTAATATCTTGTGTGTACTGGACAGACTTCTCTGATTTCTCCACCACAATATCCATCTTAGCTTGCAGTTCAGATAGGTCAGGTGCGACGTATTCAGCGATACGCTTCTTCATACTTTGATAGTCTTTATAAACTTCAAAAGTACCATACAATCCGCCCAAAATAGATGACACCAAAGTGAATGCCACCATCAGTTTAGCTGGAGTGAATTCATAACCACCAATGCTGATAACAGTATCTTTACTAGCATACTTCTTTACAGCTGCTTCTGCGTCATCAATTTTCTTATTGACGTCTTTGATTTCTTCTGTCATTTTAATTTCCTCTGTATTGTGAATCCACAATTTCGTTATGTAGGCGATCAGATGGACCATACAAGCCTCTACCCAATCTTCTGTTATCAACGTTCACTTGATTATTATAAACAGTGAACGGTTTATAACCAACAACGTCTGGTACCATTACTTTACCATACGCATCAAATCCTGGAGTGAAACCCATAGCTTGGATTACCACGTTTTGAACTTGCTTCTGAGCTTCCATATCCGCAACCTTACCCATTTCATTGGCTAAGTTCTTACCCTTCTCCACGGCATCTTTCTTAGCAGCCTCTGCTCTGCGTTCTGCCAAAGCCTGACGAGCACTTGGTTGAGCAGGCTTCTCAGTTGGCGCTGGAGCAGGTGCAGTTGTGGCGGTAGCTGTTGTGGTAGTTTTAACTTCAGCCGCTGGAGCAGGAGATGTTGGTGCTAATGAAACTGTGGCGGTTACAGATGTAGTAGAAGTTGCCGTAGAAGTCACGGTAGCATTAACAATTGGATCAGCGACAACAGCAACAGCAACAGAACTGGAGCCATCAGAAGTAGAAGTAGACGTAGTAGTGGCATTGTTAACCTCTGCAGTTTGAGCAACAACGCCAGCAGTTGCTATGGTCGATGCTGTCCCTTGTCTTTCGAGGACTGCTCTGGTGGCGTAAGCTGTAGCATAATTAGGGCAGCGTGTTGAATAAAGTCCATTAAGACTACACTGTTGTGCAAAATACGCTTCTGCATATCCTGGACAATTAGCATTGTAGAGTGGATTCGCTGTGCATTGCTGATTGAAGTATGCTTGTTCATATCCTGGGCAAGTAGTTGAGTACAACGGATCTTGCGAACACTGATATTCTAAGTATGCCTGCGCATATCCTGGGCAATTAGGGTCGAACAATGGGTTAGTTGTACATTGTTGAGTAAAGTATGCCGAGGCATAACCTGGGCATGACGGATTATACAAAGCACTGATTGTGCACTGTGCAGTGAAATAATTTGGGCAAGATGGTGATGATAGTGGATCAGTTGTGCATTGATCAGCACCAGTACCTTGTAATGCACCCCAACTTACACTACCAGTAGTTGTATTGATAGTCCACCCTTGACCGTAATAGAATTGGTAATATTGCCCTTGTGATAAATCACCAGTCATACCAGAAGTAACTGTGTTCCAATTAACCAAAGCTCCAGCGATACGTGTATCAACCCCGCCAGAAGAGTTTATCTTAATCTCGAAGCTATTCCCACCTTGATTGCCGCAACACTGGCTAACGTTGTACCAGCCATATGTCATAGAGTTAGTTTCTCTCAGATACCAGTTACTGCCAACTCCTGGGGCAGCATACAAATCTGAGTGTATGCCAAATATTGTATAGTTATATCTTGAGTCTCTTGTTGTTGTCAGATCAACGCCACCACAACAACCATCCCAAAGTCCACTAGCTTGTGGATCTTGAAATGTAACAAAACCATTCGATGACATCCATGAATTGCTGAATGTTCTACCAAAGTATGGAAAGTTAAAACCTAGTGGAATGTTTGTAGTTTGATCGTCACCCATTGTTACGTTAGTTGCGCCAGTAACGTTGCGGATATCTTGAAGTGGAAGTGCGTTGGCCCCAGTACCCACGGTCACGGAAAGACCAGGTGCACCAGGGATAGGCACTGTAACGATATCAGCAGTAGCAAATAAAGATGTGCCTAGTAGAACCAACGCTACTAGAAATTTCTTCATTTCTTCTCTTCGGGGCTTGGAACGATAGTGTCGTTTTCTTTAATACGACCTTTAACTTTCCAGATCTCTTTAGCCTGTTCTCCAATTTTACCTTGCACTGGACATGGAGTGCCAGCGTCTAGCATGGCTTGGAACACACGATCATCCTGACATAAAGTAGCAACAGCAGCAACCTTCATACCCATATCATATAGGTTCTTTGAAAGTTTGATACGTTCGCAGTTCATGTCTCGTGTAGTACCACCCATGGAAATACCAAGAATCTGGGTTTGTACTGCACCTGATGCCGCAGTGGCACAGACGTCATTGTTAATAGTGGTAATTGCTGGGGCCACGGCTGTTGGTGGCGGTGATTTGACAGTTGTAGTACTGTTAGACGTTGTTTCAGAATATGATCTGCTTGTCGAATCAGTTACGATAGGCTCGGCTACCGCATTTAATGTAGTCATAACAAAAAGCAGAGCTACTAGCTTCTTGTTCATGGCTTTTCCTTTGTTATACAAGTGGGAGGATTATCCCACTTGTATATTTAGCTGTTTACAGGTTTGTTGCACTCTCTACATGCTAATTTTGTGAAGTTTAAGGCTCCACATACTCTACATTCGTATTTCATTTTTTATTTAACTTCTCTACTTCTTGTTCTATTTCTCCAACCTTTCCTAAGAATGATTGGACTTTACGCTTCTTTTCTTTACGCTTCTTTTCTTGCTCTAAAAGATCAGCTTCGAAACGACCCATTTCTTTTTTAACAGGTTGGACTCTCTGATAAAGCTCAGGTTCCCAGTCTTTCTTAACCTGTACTTCTTCCTCGAATAATAGATCGTCCTCAACTTCGATAACTTTAGGTTCATCCAATAGTTCTTCAGAGGTTGGTTTTTCACCAACATCAGCAACGTATGGGTCTGGGGTGTATTCCTCAGGTTGAGAAACAAAGTCGCTAATACGCTTCGGTTTCTCTTCTTGTTTCTTTTGCCAATTAGCAGCAATCAGTAGTAGAACGGCTAGTGGATCAAACACTAGCACGATCATCATAATTACAATTCGGACGGCTTTTTCGAGTATCTCTTCGCTGGCGCTTTCTTCGTAGATGAGCGCTGCGATGTATTTGATTGGTCCGACTTCGGCTTCGACTTTACGGACTTCTGCTGCGATTGGTGCTCTTTCTTCGTTGAGGTTTGAGACCTTGGCTTGCGCGGTGCCGATCTCTGCGAGTAATTTCGCTCTTTCTTTTTGCTGGGCTCGGCGGATGGTAACGGCTCGGTCTGCACCGTTGGCGTCGGTTGTTCTTGAGATGGTTTGATCAACTTGCTGATCCAATTGAGCAATTTGCTTACGACTTGCATCTATATTTTCCTTTTCAGTTTTAATTTTCTCATCTATCAATGACAATTTAGCTGCAACGTCACCAGTTGGCACAGCTTGATCCAAGTGCGCTTTCGATAGATAACCAAAGATACCCATAGACGTTAGCATCATTAAGACGACCAACGCCACGGTAAAATATGCCATCATTAGTTTTGGAATCTTTTTCCAGCTACGATATAGCCAAGAAGCCACAACTAATTTCGACACTTCAAGTAGAGAACCCATGATGAAGATTGGAGTCGCTGCGGCTGCGAAGATTGCTACCAACCCCATGATGGAGTAGTATGCTGCCACTGCAGATAATCCTAACGCTGTTCCAAAAAGTAAATAAGTCATCATAGTTTATTTAAAATATGGGATCCGTGGACGCGGACTGATATTTGTCCGTTGTAATAATCCGTTGTTTCCAATACCCTTCTAGTAAATTGTTCTCGAGCCTCTATGTATGAACACTCAGCTTTCGATTTACAGAAAAACAAAATCTCCCTGCGGAAGTTATCTTCCCCAAGGAGCTCTACATCTTTATTTAGTTCTATACTAGACCCGTAATAATCTAGCCAATCAGAGTCGACTTTTGACTTGATCTTCTTCTTTTTCTTGGTGCCGTTTTTAAGGGTGACGGTCTTATAAGAAGTCTTGCTGAATTTAGCTAACTTCTTACCAATATATTTGCGGTTGCTGGTGAGGTTTGTGATTAAATATACAAAACCTACACAGTCTTCTGGTAACTCTGTTACTTCTATATTATTATGAAACCACATTGAACGTGTAAATAGTAAAGAAACTATTTAGCCGTCCCATCCTTCAGTTTACGTCATC